CGAAGGGGCGTTGAACGCGCCCTGCCCGCCTTGCGCCGCCGGGTCCGCGGCCATGCCGCCCGCGGACGGGCCGGTGGGCGGCTTGGTCGTCAGCGCGTTGAGCGACTGCACCGACGGCGTGTTCGGCAAGAACGCGTCCGTGAGGTCCATTCGGTCGTCCATTCGGCGCAGCATTTCGCGGGCCATCCATTCCGGGTTCACGTTCGGAAGCTGCATCAGAAGCGGGAACATCATCTGCGCCGCTTGGATTTCCGCCGACCGGTTGGGCCGCCCGGTCGAGGCGGCTTCGACGTCGAGGTAGAGTTCCTGCGCGATTTCGTCCGCGGACATTTCAGGCCAGATCGCGCCGGGGCCGACCACGCGCTTGACCTTCTCGGCGCTGCACTCGGTCAGAAGGATTTGCCCCGCGGCACGGGCGAATTCCCCGAGGAATTCGTCCAGATCGTCCACGGTCGAAGACGCGTCCGAGGACCGGCTGCTTTCCGCAATGGAGGCTTCCGTGGCCGTCGCGCCGGACGTGCCGCCGAGGTTGGCTTCCTGCTGCCCGAGCGTGCGCAGGTAGTCTTCATATGCCGGGGTCGTGTCGTAGAGGTTCGGGTCCACGCCGGGGTTGGGGATTGCGTCCAGCACGTCCGAGATTTTTTGCTGGTCCGTCAGGCTTTCGAGTTCGACAAGATCGAAGGCCCGGCCCGTTTCCAGCTTGTCCTTGTCGTCGTCCCCCAGCGCGCCCTTGCGCGTGACCCACCGCGGACGCGCCGCGCGCCGGTGTTCCCGGAGGCCCTGCCGGGCGCGGTTCAATTCGCGCTGCATGTCGCGCATGAGTTGCACGTCCGACGGCGGGAAGACCGTGTCGTCGTCGTAGCACTCGTTGACCGCGAACGGGAACCACGGCCAGAACCGTTCGAGGCGGACGTTGGGGCACGCGGGTTCGGTCAGGTATTCCGGCCAGCCGTCGCAGACGACATACACGAGGCCGTCCAGCTTCGAGTAGATTTCCCAGACGCAATGGAAGCCCTGTTCCTTGCCGTCGGCCAAGACCGTGCTGTCCGTCGGGCGGTATTCCGCATGGCGGCTGCGCGTGTAGTTCTTGGCGCGGACGTCCTCGCCCGTCATGAGGCTGGCCGTCCCGGACACGTCCACGCCGTAGATTTGCTTCACTTGGGCGGCGGTCAGGAAGAATTCCTCGGCCACCCATTCGCTGCCGACGAACCCGCGGAGTTGCTTGCAGTTCATGTCCGGGATGATTGCCGTGCTGTCCGGATAGGAGATTGCCAGCCCCTCGCGGACCGTCACCTTGTCCGTGCCGTCCGCCAGCGCCCGGATCAGGTTGCGAAGCTGGTCCGCGCGCGCGGACGCTTCATCGAATTCGCCGTCGGCTTGGTCCGCGGCCAGTTGTTCGATGGTCGCAAGCTGCTGAGACAGGTCCGCGATCTGCCGGTCCACTTCGGGCGGCATGTCCATCACGCGCTGGAAGTCCAGCTTCGCGTAGGCAACGCCCGTCGTCAGGGCGCGCCGGACGACGGCCTTCATCTGGACCTTAAAGTTCAGCGGTTGCTCGTCAATCTCGTGTTCGAACAGGATTTGCAGGGTCTTCCCGATGCGGTCCATCCGGGCGTTTTCGATCCGAACGGCCTCGGCTTCCTGCATGATCTGCATGGCCTGCATCATCATGGCCTGCTGCTGGGGTGCAAGCGGCATACCCGGCTGCGCCGCCATCTGCCCCTGCTGCATAATCATCTGGGCCATTTGAAGCTGGACCTGCGTCCCGTCCCAAACGGTCGAAAGGAGGCGCTCCTTGCGGCGCGCCACGATCCGCGGGTTCTTGCCGTAGAGGCTGGCCGTCCGCGACCGAATGTGGCGCAGGGTGATGTTGGCGACGTAGTTGCCGTCCTCGTCCCCGTCCGGGAGCGCCTTGGTCGGATCGTTGGCCTGCCATTGCAAGCCCGAGGCGAACCGCATGTCAGAGGCCATCCGGGTAAACGCCTTCTTGGTCCAGTATTCACGGGCCGCGAGGACACGGGTCTGCCATTCCTTCACGCCCGCCGCGCGGGAGGCTTCCGGCGTCGGGGCGTCGCGGGTCATCATTTTTTCGGGGTCGCCGGACGCCTGCATGATGCCGCCGAGAGCGAGTTCCATTTGGGTCGGGTCGTTCATGTCGGGTTCCTCTCTTACCACCCGTCGGTCGCCTTGCGGCGGCGCTTGGCGGCGTCCGTGCGACGGATGCGGTAGAACATGTTGCGGAAGGTGCCGGGGTCGCCCGCCTCATTGACGTGGACCCGGTTGTGGGGGTTGACCATCTGCGCGAGGCCGAGGCCGATGTAGGCCAGCGCGTCCACGAAGTCGTCGTGCGCGCCGAAGGGGAATTTCATCAGTTGGCTCTTGGCCTCGGGCCACCAAGGCGCGAACGCCGGAAAATACACCTTGCCCATTGCCATGCGGCCTTGGATCGACTGCGCACGGGTTTGCTTGTCCGCAACAGGGGTGATTTCCGATATCGCGCCATAGACCTTTTCCTCTGCCATGCGGCGGCGCAGGAAGGGGCCGATTGCCTTTGAAATGTGGCCGCGTTCCGCCCACCAGTGAAGGGGCCGGTGTTCCCGGATCATGTTCAGCATCGCGTCCGTGACGACGTCCGCGGAGGCCGCGCGCCAGAACAGGTTGGGCAGGACGTAAATGTCGCCGTTCTCGGCCACGCCGACGACGATCAGGACGGTCTTGTCGCGGAATTGCTGGGTCGAAACGGCGTGGTCCGAGGCGGCATAGATGCGCAGTTCGGACGGCAGTTCGTCCGGGCGGTAGGTCCGCAGCCATTCGGCATGGAAGAACGTGCCGCTGTCCGGCGACGGGCGGCCTTGGTAGAGGGCTTGGAAGCCGCGCGGGTCGCGGCGGCGCTGTTCTTCGAGGAACGGGACCGGGAAACGCTCAGGCCACAGGGCTTCGCCCGGCTTGCGGTTGAGAGGATCGTTTTCGAGGGCCAGCGCGGGCAGGTCCACGATGGTCCAGTGCTTCGCTTCCTCGGGGTTGTAGAACGCGTTGAGCGGGTCCGTCAGCCGCCCGACGAGGTCGTCTTCATGCCACCGGGTCTGAATGAGCATGATCCACGCGTCGGACGTCATCATCCGCGTGCCGATGACCTGATTGAACCAGTCCCACAGTTGGTCCCGGATCAGTTGGCTGTCCGCTTCCTTCCGGTCCTTGATCGGGTCGTCAATGATAAGGCCGTGGCCGCCGCGGCCCGTGATGGAGCCGCCCCGGCCCACGAACGAAAGCTGCCCGCCGAGGGTCGTCTCAAGGCGCTGCGCCGCTTCGCTGCCCGCCTTGAGGGTGTGGTCCGGAAAGACGAGTTGGTGTTCGTGGCTCTGGATATTGTCCCGGACCGCGCGGCCAATGTCGCCTGCATAGACTTCGTTGTAGGTGCCGAGGATCAAGGATTGTTCGGGGTGCCGCCCGGACCACCACGAGGCGAACCGCTTGGACGCGAGTTCCGTCTTCCCGTGGCGCGGACCGAGGTTCAGGATCATCCGCTTGATCCGGCCCGCCTCAAGATCGTGCAGCTTGCGGGCCATCAGTTCGTGGTGGCGTCCGGTCAGATACCGCGTCCGGGGGTTCGGGGACGGGTCTTTCGCGTCCGGCATGGTGAACCGGACGTAGTTCAGGAGGTCGTCCTGCGCGACCTTGGCGTTGTAGAGCCGTTGCAGGAGTTCCTTGCGCCGCGCGTCAGACATGGTGTCAGCCTTCAAGGACGCAGGCCAGTTCGGCCCGGTCGAGTGTGGCGGCGGGGTGCGCGTCGAACAACGCTTCCGCGTAGGCCGTGACGAACGGTTGCTGGTGCCGTCGGGCGGTGTCGCAGGACACGCCGGACGGAATGACGGCCTCGTGTTCCGTGCAGATGTGCGTCTCGCCGGTCGGGCTGGACGGGTCGAGGTAGAAGACGCAGAGGGTCAGGATCAACGCAGGGGTCACGGGCGGCCCCCTTGTGCGTCGAGGTGCTGGCGCAGGTAGCCGAGGTCGGCCTGCATCTGCGTCAAGGTCCGGACGAGTTCGATCTGGCGGGCCGTGTCCGCCGCGCGGTCGGCGGCGACCGTCGCCGTCAGTTCGGAGATTGCCAGTTCGTGCCGGTCGATCCGGCTAGTGTTCGCCGTGACCGTGGTCGTCAGCATGAACCACCCGCCGATCAGGCTGACCAAGAGGACGGCCAGCGTGAGAAGGTGGCCGTAGTTCACTTCGGGGTTGAATTGGACGCGAGGCATTACCGGCAGACCCCCGTCAGGCGGTCATCGGTGTCCGCGATCCAGTCGCCCCAAGGGCCTTCGGGCAGAGGGGCGTGCCGGGGCTGGGCAAGGCGGGCCTCGCCGTAGGATGCGCAGCCCGCGTCAGTTCCATTGGCCGTCATTGCGCCGCAACCTGTCATCAGGAGAAAGGCCGCTGTCGCGGCCAGACTGGACCGCTTGGCGTCCGGCCTCGGTCCGGTCGAGAGCGTCACGCGCTTGGCGTCCGCGCAGGTCATTGGCCGCGTCCTTCCGTTGACGGGCGACCGCGGCAAGAACGCCGAGGGCCGCAAGAACCCAAGGGGCCAGCGCCCGGACGAGCCGGGTGCCAGTCAGGAATGTCCGGAAGGCCGCCCACATCACCGCGTCCGGACGGCGATGACGGCCAGAACGACGAGGACCACGCCGAAGACGATCCGGGTCCAGTCCCCGGACGTGAGATTGTCTTCCTGCACGGTCAGCGCGTTCACGACGTCCGGGACGACGGGGGCGACGGTGGCGGCGACGCCGCCGGTGGCGACGGTTGCGACCGCGGTCGTGTGGGTCTTGGGCCGATCAACGGGCGGGTCGATGCGGGCCGCGCGGACCGGCGCGTCCGCGGGGTAGGCGCTCCACGGAAGCTGCCAGTGCGGCCCGTCGCGGAAGCTGCGCCAGTCGCCGCCCCATTCGATAGGCACGCCAATGTCGCGGGCGGCTTCTTTCATGACGGGGGCGAGGCGGTCGTAGAGCGGCCAATGCCACATGTCCGTGCCGTCGATCTTGCCGTCTTCGTTGGCGTCGAAGTAGGGCGCGAGGTCGATTGCGTGGCCGGTCAGGTGGCGCGAGTTCATCGTCTTGGACGCGCCGCGGTCCACCAGTTCCTTCTGGCGGGCCAGCGTCCGGACGCCCTCAAGAACGCGGAAGCGGAACGGCGAGAGTTTCGCAGCCCGGCGGACGACGAGTTGCAGGTCCGGATGGACCGTGGACAGGAGTTCTTCGTCGCGCGCGGTGAGGTCGAAGCCCATAGCGAAAACCCTTTGTCTGCCACATGGGCAGACAATACCCACAAACGGGCCGATCAGGCAATGGGAGACGCGCCGGTCAGTATTTCAGGCCGAAGAAGTCGAAGAATTCGCGCACGTCTTCCCGCTCACGGGCCGCGGGGAGAAGCTGCGTATGTTCGACCCCGTTGGCGACGAAGTCCCGGAAGTCGATGCCGTAGGTCTCGCAGAAGACCCGGACACACGGGACGGCGTAGTTTTGGATGCCGTGGGCGCGCAGGTGGTCAGTCGTGATCCGCATACCAGTCCCTCACCGTTTGCCGGGCCGCCAGCCAGTCTTCACGGGTCGCCTCGCCCGCTTGGTATTTCATGAAGACCGGGTCGGCGTATTCGCGCATGTCGTTCCGGATCGCTTCGCGGATGCGAGCCGCGCGGGCGTTCTCCCGGACCGTGATTTCCTCGGGCGTCAGCGCGCGGACGGGCCGCCGCTTCACCCAGCCGCGGGTCGGGTGGCGGACGATTTCGGCAGGGCCGAGTTCCTGCGTCGCGCGGTCGAAGTCCGGGTCCGGGTCCACGGTCAGGGGAAACGTGTCGTATTCCGCCAGCCGGGTCCGGCGCAGGGCTTCGTCGTCAATCGCAACGAAGTCCGGCGGCGAGGTCTTGCCTTCACGGATCAAGCGGCGGGTGAGGTCGCGGAGCGTGATTTCCTGCGGATCAGCGCCTTGGGGTGCGAAGACATAGGGCACGAATGGGTCTCCTTATGGCGCGAAAGTGGCAGCAACAGCCGTAAAACCGTTTTCTTGACCGGAAGTCGTAGTGCTGAAAGTCACGGGGCTGCCGTCGCCGGGGACATATGCGACGGAAAAACGGGAGAACCCGAATTGATAGTCATATATTTCGGCGGCACCCGACCAAGAAATTGCCGCGTTTTCCGTGTGGCCTGCGCACGCCAGGATTAGACTGTTCTTCGGGGGCGTCATTGAAAAGGTTATCGTTTGCCCTGATTGGTTTCCCTCTGAACGGCTGCTGCCGCTCGATCCGGTGGGGACCGATTTAACCCCGGACAGTATGATGTGGACTGCTGTGCCGGTGCTGGCCGGATCGAGCAAATCTGTTACAGGTGTCGTGACCTGCGAAACCGGGTTGATCTGAGGACCAAAGGCTCCTGCAATGCCAATTCCGATGGTGCCACCTTTCACATAATGCCCACCGCCACGATCTGCGACAAGGCGAGGCCGCGAGGCAATGCTTACAGCCGGGTCCGTATAGCCGTTTGACGTATTGTCGCGCCGATGGGCCGCCAAAAGGCCCACAACGTATTGGTTCGAAGCTGCGTCCAAGGTTCCGTTGAACGTGTAGACTGTCCTGTCTGTCGTATCTACGAAAGTCTCCGAGGCGACAATTTCGACCGGGATAAGCCTTGCCGCGGCGGGAAGAAGTTTCTGGCCCAACATTAGCCTTCGTCCCCGGCCAGCCAGCCGTAGAGCGTGCCGCTGATATTCGTCAGGACCACGGTCGTGAACCCGGACGTCTTGAGCGTCGGGGCGGTGCCGCCGCCGGTCATCCACGTCATCGTCGGCCACGTCACGGAAAAGGCCGAGCCGTCGTTGATAAGGAGGGTCAGCGTCTCGCCGGACGCGAGGCTGGACGCGTAGATGGTGTTACCTGTCAGGGTGTGCTGCTTGATCGTGCCGCTGGCCTGAGACAGCACCACAGACGTCCCGGACAGGACGTGAACCGTCTCGGTTTGGCCGGAAGGGCCTGCGGGGCCGGTCGGACCCTGCGGACCCGTTGCACCTGTCGCCCCGGCAGGGCCTTGCGGCCCCGCTGCCCCCGTCGGCCCCGCGGGGCCAGTGGCCCCCGTAGCCCCTGCGGGGCCGATCAAGGACACGCCCGCGGGCCACGCGCCGCTTGCCTTCGGCCCGTAGATCAGCGCCGTGGTCGTGTCGATGTAGAAGTCGCCGTCGGCCCCCGTGCCCGCCGAGGGCGCGCCCGCGCCGTTCAGGACCGTGCGCCCCGAGGGGCCGGTCGGACCCGTTGCGCCCGTCGGGCCGATGGGGCCAGCCGGGCCTTGCGGGCCTGCGGGGCCGGTCTCACCCTGCGGACCCTGCGGACCTTGCACGCCTTGCGGTCCCGCCGGACCCGTGGCCCCCGCCGGGCCGGTTTGCCCCTGCGGACCCTGCGGACCTGCCGGGCCGACGGGGCCTTGCGGGCCAGCCGGACCCGTCGGGCCGGTGGCCCCACGGGCGAATTGAACCCCGTCCGACCAGTCGCCCGAGGCGCTGGACAGCTTCCAGTAGATCACGCCGACGTCGGTGGCGAGATACGAGAAGTTGGCGGGTTCCGCGTTGTAGGTCGCCCGGTCTGCAAAGATGCCGGACACGTCCGGATTGAAGGACTGACCGGCTGCGCCTGCGGGGCCGACGGGGCCTTGCGGACCCTGCGGACCCGGCGGACCGGCGGGGCCTTCCGGACCGAGCAAGCCCTGCGGTCCGGGCGGGCCGTTTGCGCCGACGGGACCGGCGGGGCCTTGCGGGCCTTGCGCGCCAATCGGGCCTTGTGCCCCCTGCGGGCCGGTCGGGCCGGTCTGTCCCTGCGGGCCGGTCGGGCCGGTCAAGCCCGTGAGACCCTGCGGACCTGCCGGTCCGGTAGGGCCTGCGGGGCCTTGCAGATCAGGGGGAATGGCCGCGGACTTGATCCGTCCGTCGTCGGCTATCGCCTGCCGAACGAAGTCGATGGTCGCGCCGAGCGCGTCATTCGTCCGGTCGAATTCTTGGTCGAGGTTCGTGCCGGGTTGCGGCGTAGACGGTTGCGTCGCGGAGTGCGACGTGAACGACTTTTGCCGCTGCGGCTTCAAAGGGACCGGTTCGACCATAGGTGCTGCGCCTCGGAATGTAGGCCGGTTCTACCGTTTTGTCGGCCACCGAGCAAGACAAAAGCCCCGACGAGCATCGGACGTCCTGTCGTTTGACAGGTGTGTCAGAAGTTGGGAACAGCGCCGCTTTATGTGTCGGGGGGATAATACAAACGATCCGCCGCGCGGGTGCAGGCCGGGGGGTGGGTCCGGACGCGTCCGGGGTCCGAGGGCCGGACGTGGACCGCGTCCGCGCCGTGTCCGGTGGCGTCCGGGGGTCTGGCTGCGCCGTCCGTGCGCCGTCCGCGCGCCGCCCTCCCCTCGCAAGGGAGCGCCAGCGCCAAGCGGGCTTGGGCGCGACCCTCCCCCCGTGCTGCGAATTGCAGCCGGATCACCCCAGCGCGGCCAATTCCGCGGCCAGTTCGGCGGCGGTCAGGGTGCGCAGGTCGCGGGTGGCGTCGCCGGGTTGGTGGGCTTGGTGCCGCCCGAGCATCCGGTTGATTTCGGCCAGCGTCCGGGCCGCCTGCGCCTTGGCGGCTGCCGGGGCTGCCGTGTCGGCCATGATCGCCCGCAACGTCTGGCGCACAAGGGCGGCGTCGTCCGCGGCTTGGGCCGGGTCGAGGTCATCGGGC